CATCAGCATCTATACCTAAAAGGTGTAATAAGCCATAGCTTACCCAGATAAGATCTACGGCTTCTTTGATGATTTCGTCTCTCCTACCATTAGCGTAGGCTTGGACTAATTCGTTGTACTCTTCATCAATAAAACTACATTGAAGATCCATCACATCAGGGGCATGGTGAGTAGATGAATCAAGGCCATTAAGCTGACCTGCTTCACTCATCCAGTGCTTTACTTTTTGGGCGTTGGTACTCTTCATCATGTGAGTTTTCGAGAAGGGAGTTATATAAAGATAAGTCATGCGGCTTCATTTTTCGCTCTTCTCTTTTGATTAGACGATCAAGATACCATTTAGCTTTCTTAAGATCTTCTAATCCATTCTTATTTTCGTAACGAGTAACATATTTTATTACGTTACCCTCAAGAAAATCGAAGGCGTGACTATCTATGTAATCGATACATTCAACTACTCCGTCTTCTCCGTATCCGTAGTAGCTAGGGTTAGTGGTGTCCATAGTTGAACTTCATCAAAGGTGTACTCCGTATTACGAAGAATACGAGCAAGCCTAGCTTGGTTCAGGGCTTGCACCTTACTTAAACCTTTCTTCTTATACTGTTCAACTACCACTCTCCATGCGGAGGCTTCTGTGAATCCTTCCAAGGGTATGAGTTTTTCTGCCGTTTTCGGCCCAATAGAAGGGCAGCCACTATAACCGTCAACGGTATCCCCGATAAGACACTGACGGTAAAAAAAGGCATCGGCTTCTGTTTGAGTAATTTCGTAAAGGTTTCCCTCGTTGTCTAAGTGGGTACCTGCTATCTGTCTTAAATCCTTATCACCAGACCAGATAACTGGGTGTTTATAAGTCCCTCTAGTACCCAGAATACCAAGAACATCATCTGCTTCAAGATTCTTCCAACACTCAGATGGATGATTTTTCTCAGCCCATTCTCTAGCTGCTTTAAATCCTACAGGTTTTACTCGATGATTTGTAGCTCTTCTATTAGCTTTATAAGTTTCATCTACAGTTTTACGAAAGTTTTCCCCATGAGTCCAGCAAAGTACATATTCATCAGCATTAGCTTGTTGTCTTTTAATGTTTAATGAAGATTCAAATTCAAAACGTACAGCAGCTAATGGTAAGTGAGTAGTAATTATATCAGGCTGCCATTCAATCTCTACTTCTGAAGTTAATACTGCTTTATACAGCATCATATCTGCATCTATTAAAAGCGTATTAGATGTCGCAGACCCCATTAATTTCATTCTCAGGTTCTTGAATATTATCTACTCTTTTAAGATATTCAACTGCCTTTGTGACACCTTCTAAATTGTCACCTAACTTGCCTATACCTGTATTGCAGTTAGCACATAACCATCCTCTGTGTTCTTTAGTTTCATGGTCATGATCCCAATTCAACACTGAAGTACTATCACCACAGCATTCACAAGGAGTACCTGGAGCTGGAGCATCTTGTCCTTTACGCATTTTGTAATAAAGACTTTGGTTTAAACAAGCACATTCTTTACATTCAGGTCTAAACCAAGTTCCATTCTTATGAAACTCAACTATAGGTTTTTCCTTCTTACATACCTTGCAAGTCTTAGTGACATTCGGCCCAATTGTTTCCAATTTTATATTCCGACTCAACTGCAATACGCATTCTAAGCCTTTCACCAGCTTTTTCTGATGCTTTCTTGGCAATTTCGGCAAGTTGCTGTGCAAATTCAGCTCTAACTGCAAATTGGATTTCGTCATGGATGTGAGCTAGAAAGGACCAATCAGTGCCATATACAAGACCTGCTTGAGTTATATCCTCATAGCAAATGTTGTACCAGACTTTAGATATTATTGCTCCACAAGATTGAAGCAAAAAGTTTAAAGAACTATGTGGTGATCTTACTTTTATAGGTCGTCCATCTATAGCCTTTAGTACTCCCTCTTTCTCAGCTTTAGATGTTACTCTTTTAGTAAGCTCTGCTAATGCTGGCATATTTTTATAGTACGTTTGCTTTAATTTCTTACCATTCATTCCAGTAATTTTAGAAAGTTTCTCTGCACCCACTCCATAAATTAGTGCATAGAAAAATGTTTTTGCTGAGTCTCTGGTTGGCAAACCTGCAGCCACTTGATTAGCGGTGTGTATGTCGCCCTCAATGACCTCGAAACCGAACTTCCCGTCATCGAAGGGCCACAGGTAATGTGCCAAACATCTAGCCTCGATACCCGAAAGGTCCACGCCAACTTGTTTGGTGGCAGATTCAATTGTGCTCTTATTTAATGCCCCATTGGGACTGGACAAAACGTTAGGTCCAAACAATAACCGACACTGTTCCCCAAGTACTGACCTAACAGCAGGTACCTGAGCAGTGTTGGGATTGACGTGTGACGCTCTCTGAGTAGCACATCCGACTGTAATAACACTTCCGTGAATACAGCCATCAGGCTGGACCAGACGCAGCCAAGCATTGTTTCCAGTACTTAGCTGGCCTAATCGTTTTTGGAGCGTTAAAGACTCAACGAAGTCTTCTGCTCCAGAAATCTCCTTAAGAACTGTTTCATCGATCTTTGGTTTCCCTGAATCGGTGAAAATTTCTGCACACCACTGCAAATGATTCTTAAGTACCCAAGCTATGTGATCCCTTGAATTGGGATTCAAAGGTATCAAGCGGCACATAGTTGCATTAGCTACATACCCTCTTGATTTGTCATTACGCTTAGGAGTAAAGATTCCTCCGTCAACGAAAGGGAACCGTTGTCTCAATCTTTCGTCAAGAGTATTCAGTTTTTCAACAATCTTACCTTCAAGTTCTAATGCACCCTTCTCATCAAACTTGAAACCAGATTGCTCCTGTTTCGAGATTAGAGTGGCAAACTCCATCTCAAGATTGACTGCTAAGGGATACAGATCAACCTTCGGCTGCAGCCTGTTCCATAACTTAGCAGTTACGTCAACATCACAGACACATCTTTCTGCTAAATCATCAGATAACCTACTAAAATCCTCTAGATCAGCGTGTTTCTTGTGAAGACCTAAGCGATAACCATAAGCTTCAAGCTTGTGTCTTCCATAAAGTTGTATAGGCATCCCCTCCCATTTCCTCTTGTAATCAATATCCAAAATGTCTGGATAGAACATTCTTGAAAGAATAAGAGTATCTAATACTTTTCCTTTTGGCTTAAATTCTGGATAAAGATGTTTTATACACACCAAATCATATTGAATAATATTGTGACCTATAAGGACATCAGCATTTTCTAGGATTGGTATCCACTCCTTCGGGTGGGTGTATAAGGAGGTTTCATCACCACTGTTAATAGCACAGCACCAAATATCAGTTACATCATTTATCTTTAAAGCGTTTGTTTCGATGTCGAATACTACTGTCGATGTGTATTTTAAGCTTGTTTTTTCGACAGTATTTGATAAGTTCTTCAAGGGTTTGGTAGTTGAAAGAGTGAACGAAGTCATTGACTTTGAAAAAAGATTGAAGGGATCGTTTAGATTGTTCAGTCGTTGCTAACGCTGAAAGTTTTACATCATTAGTTCGAGTAATGAATACGTCAAAAGTCGGGTGTAGCATAACCATTTGAGTCTTCCTCTGGTACTTCCAGCATCCTGCCTGTGGTCTCATCGTACTTGACTTGACCGCATACCCCTAGCCAACCACTGAATCTGTTTTTTAACACCCTGACTTTACATCCACTATCGGCTGCCTGTTGGTCTCTTTCTAAAGAAAGGCAAATATCACTAAGTTGTGGAATACTTTGGCTACCCCTAAAGCTGCTTAGTCTTGTCTGTTCTCCATCCTCATATCCTTTATTACCTTGTGGTCTTCTTAAGTGACTGACCAGTATCATGCCACAACCAGTCTCCTCTACAAAAGATCTAAGCTGAGTTACTGTGTAGTCAATCGCTCTGCGTTCGTCACTGCCTTGGTCCATACCTGAGACGAGTATCGATAGGTGATCGAAAATAACCCAATCACAATTGAGGCTGATAACGCAGTGCCTAATGCGATTAAGTAACACGGTAGGATCAATAGAGCCAAAAGAGTCGTACAAGTAGACTCTATTGGTCCCAAGTGTTTGGTCGAACGCTGTTGAGATTTCTTCATCGGTAAGTTCTCCTTTATCAATGTGGATAGGACGGTTGAGGTGGATGCCTACAAAACGTCTTGCAGTTCTAAGATTATTCTCTTCTAAATTAATAGAAGCAATTGTTTGATTCTGCTTGACGGCAAGATTGTAAGCAATTTCATTTACAAAAGTTGACTTGCCTGTGCCAGTTCCACCTGTGATAGTACAAAGCTCCCCCTTACGTAGCCCCAGGAGCCGCTTGTCTAGGCACTCATAGCCATAACTAACACTGTCTACCTTTGGATCTTCAAGTATGGCTTCCTTTAGTTTATTAGCATTAACAATCCCATCAGGTTCATACTCCTTAGCATTGAACACCATGCCTGTAATAGCTTTGGTATCTCCAGCCTGTAATGCTTCACTAGCATCTTTATAGCCTTCGATAACTCCTATCTTTCCTTTTCTGGGTGGTAAGAGTTGAATGTCTCTAGCTGCTGCCTTCTGTCCTACTTCATCATTGTCATAACAAAGTATGACTGTCTCAAAGGTTAGTAACCAAGACA